CTGCTGGGTGATCTTCGACCTTAATGTCTTGTTCCCATAGCATAAAGTGTTCTTTCACTTTTTCTATTCTACGAGATGTGACATGCCCCTCAATCTTTTCCTTGACAATGCCCGCCAGATCTTTAATGTCAATCTTAGCATCTTTGTTGTTTACCAGCCAAACATTAAAATCTTGTAACTCTGTGTCGGTAAAGAATCTATAAAAGTTTGATAGATTAATGAGAAGCGAGCGGTTTAAACCCACATCCTTGAATGCCCCAACACGAACGAGCGATTCGGCACAGGTCTTGTTAATAGTAAACCCATAGTGCTTGCTTTGTGTAAGCAGCAAGAACTGTTGCCAATTGGTAATATTGGGGAAATTATCTAACTTAGTGCCCAGACTGGTACACCACTTAATCGACGTTAGCCCATATAGTAATTCTGTACCGTTAAAATCAGCAATTTTAAAATGCTGGTTTTTGTAGTTAATGTTGGGGCCAACGAGGGTAATACCCATCTTTTTGGCATCGTTTGCTAGTTCTTTGATTTCAATGAACTTAGAACCAATTTCCTTACCGTTTCTTTTGATGGATTGCTTATGCTTTGCATATGACTGGTAGACACTGTAAAATTGTAATGTGTGATGGACCTTCAAATAGGCGGTAAAGTACGCAACAGTAGCGTATTGAAAACTGTGACTTAGATTGAAAAGATATCTTCCGCAATTCTTGATAACTTCAAAGAGCTTGTCGGCAACCTCTTGGGTAACACCGTTGTGTAAACAGCCTTCCACAAATTCTTTGCCAATAACGAGAATCTTGGCTTGATCCTTTTTACCTACCGCTTTACGGAGCAAATCGGCCTTAAGAAGATTTTCATTTTCTGGAAGATGAGGCCACGCGAGTTTACGAGCCAAGCTAATAAGAGACTCTTGAAAAATCAAAACTCCCTTATTTACAGCAAAAATTTCGTCAATAACTGGGTGACCAAAAGACTCAATCTCACTCTCGTCTTTGCTTTTGTTTTCAACATACATTTCTGCGAAACCGGATTCAAGGGCACCGGGACGCACAATCGCGATAACTACCGACAATTCCCAGATGTTGACGGGCTTAATCTTTTTAAGCCAGTGTTGCACAAGTTTACTTTCGCATTGGAAAACGCCACGGGTTCTGCCTTCGTGGAACAAACTCCATGTTTTCTGGTCATTTAACGAGATGTTTTTAAGACTTACTTGTTCCAATCAACATCCTTATCGGTAATTCTAAGACACTCTTTGTAGCCCCACGGCTTGAACTTAACGATTCTATCCAAGTCCTGTGCCAGTATTCGCAATTTTTCAGGTGTCAGGATACAGAATCTTTTGTTGGGTGTCTCTGTTGCCATCCACATCACAAGGCAAATGTCTTCGGCAATACACCGCTTTACGTGAGTGAGTTTGATATGAAACTTGTCATGTTCATTTCTTGAGAACTTAATCTCAATAAGACGGCTCTTCCCAGAAGGAGTCAATAGAATAAAGTCTGGTCGGGAATCTACTTCGTCACTTTCTAAGAATTTACCGCTATTGTCAATGCCATTGTCATAATAAATGTATTTTTGAGTTTTGTCTTTTAACTTAGAATTTAGCCAATTGACATAGTCAATCATTAATTCTTTTTCAATAGCCGTAAACTTGGCAATGTCGGCAGCAAACTCTTCTTTTGTTCTGTGGTCAAATCTGTAGTCTTTTTTGTTGTTCATGACTTCTGCCCTGCAATTTCTTTCTTCATCAATTCAAGGCTTTCTTCTGTAGAAAGTAACTTCATTTTGGTTCGGTTACGCCTGTTAAAGAATTGAATTCTACGAAGTAGGGCACACGTAAGTACAATATCTTCAAGTGCATCGTGGTCGTTACTGGCCCGCTGCAAACCAAACTTCTCAAGCATTGCTCCTAAATTCATTAACTTGGTATCGGGGCAGCTTTCGAAGATGTTAAAACAAGACTGCCAAACATCGTACTTCATACCGGCAAAGGGCGAATCTTCCTTAGTTTTCCAAACACCTTCCTTGTACATGTAGTAGCTAATCATGTCCCAGTCAAAGCCAGCATTAAAGCCCGTGAACAGAGGTAAAGTCATGGCCTTACCACTGGGATTAGATTTCTGCACCCAATCATGATACCGCGTTAGAACGGTTTTGGTGTCAAGCCCCTCCCGCATTGCGGTATCATATGCCTTTTTAGCAATTTGAATTGCTTTGGGGTCGGCCCTTTCGGGATTCTTTGGCTTGATGAACATGTTGAATCGCCCAACATGATGCTCTTCCAATGTAATTGGATTTAAGGCTATCGCCGATAATTGGGTAATTTCGTGCCCCAATGAGGGATCAGTACCCGTAGTTTCGGTGTCTGTCACGATAAAAACGCGATTGTTCATATTTCCTCTTCTGTATTGTTAATTGCAATTGCAATTTCGTTTTGTTCCAAAATTGATTCTAATTTTTGCAAATTTTCTTCGTACTTGGCTTTTTGCTTGTTTAAATTATCTATCATATAATTGACAAGACGACTTTTATCTTTTGCCAATATTCTTGTGCTTTTGACACTTCTTCGCTTTTCTTTTCCATCAGTAAATATGACGGAAACAGACGTAGGACCGTGTACTTGTTCAAGTAGCCATTGATAAATGTTTATTTCAAACTCTTGGTTAACTTCTAAAGACCAAACCGTGTCACCCGGTTTGATCAGTTCTCCAAACATATCATTGCATGTCAAAGTCATAGAGTTGTACTCGCTCGCCACTGGTAATTTCTTTTTGATCAATTGTGAATGTATTTTCTGACGGCTCTACTTGTTGCAAGGCAACAAGCTCCCAGTATGGATTTACCATTTGAAAATCGGTATCATCATCGACAATACTTGGATTTTCCAAGTATCTCCAACACATTGTTACAAAACCGTCATTCGTTGTCTGGTGGGTTATAATCATGACTCTGTTCCTTCATCGTCTTCTTCAAATTTCTCGACGTTAATTGGTTCTTTTAATCCGTTGTTAATCATATACAGGATTTGGTTAATCTTTTCATAGGCACTAACACACAGTAAGTCGTACTTAACAGCACCCACTGCTTCGGCATATTTCATTTCCAAACCTAAGATAGTTTCGTTATTTTCGCCCAAAACTATTGGGAAAGTTTCCCGGATTTTGACTGGTGAAATGACCATACCGGCAGCGTGCTTACCTACTGAGGAAATAGTATCTGACATTCTAATGGCAATGTCAAACTCATATTTGTATTCATTGTACCACTGTTTAACGATAGGGAAGTGATCAATGTTATATTCCAAAGTGGTGTAATCGGGCTTTTCTGACCGCAGATCTTCAAGGTCATCTTGAATCTTATCCTTAGTTAGGATGTTACTGCTCATTTCCAGAGCAACATCGGGGGCGATCCCACCAAGAACCCGGCATACGTCCTGCAAAACCCCTTTGCCGTCATACCTGTTATATGTGACAATATACTGTGCCACATTTTCTGTACCGTACTTTTCTGTCAAGTATTCCTTGACTTCCTTACGGAAGGAAGGACAAAGGTCGATGTCGATATCTGGAAAACTATCAGCACGGGCTTTATTGAAAAACCGCTCAAATACCAGACTTCTATTTGGATGGTAATCTAGGGTTGGGTCAGGGATCACCGGATCAATATCTGAAATTCCAATTAAGTAACTGACTAGACATCCGGATGCTGAACCACGTAATCCCACCAATGAGTGGTTCTTGTGACAAAACTGAATTACGTCACGAATGATAAGCATATAGTCAGCAAGACCTGCTTTTTCAAATACGTCTAATTCCATTAGAATACGGTCAGTGTAAACTTGTTTAAGAGCGGGCTTGTTCTTTAGAAAAGTAACTAAACCTCTTTGTTTCCAACCCTCTCTACAAAGATCACGAATTTCAGCCATAGCATTGTTTGACCACTTAGGAACAAGGGGCTTGTGCTTAATGCTATATACTTCTACAAGGTTAGTGAACCAATCCAATGGGTTCGTGTAGGCACTGACAGGCTGAATCCAAGCCGTATTTACGTTATGATGCAAAAGCCCCAAGTAATGCTGGGGATCTTCCTTATATTCGGCAAGGGTTTGCTTAACAGCATCGGCATTCACAATTTGCTGGCAAATAACATCTTCTGCTTCTGGATAAAAACAGGGTGTACTTGTAACAAGACGCGGGAGACGAAATTTATCACGAATAATGTCATTCCGTACCGACTCTGTTTCGTCTCCGTAGTTTGTCAACAAACCTACGGCGTTACTGCCAAATGACTTAATCAACTCCGCCAATTCTTTTGACGGAGGGCCATTTTCAACAACGCTGTTTACGTCGCCCAATACCAGCAAAGTACCCTCCGTGTGGGGGGCAATGTCTTGGAGTCTAATGCACGGCAGTTTGTTTTCACCAACAGTTGACTTCCCTAGGATACGTACCAAATTTTGGTACCCGACTTTGTTTAACGCATAGAGCGTAATAAACTTACCATCTGGCAGACGGTAATTACAACCAATAACTGGCTTTAATTGTGCCTTTTCGCACTGTTCAAACAACTCGGCAATGCCAGACAGGGTGTGGTTGTCTGAAAGAACAACAGTTGACCAGCCCTGCTTTTTGGCGGTTTTTACCAATTTCTTGACATGGTTAAAAGCATCCCCTACAGAGTAGTGGCTCAGGCACTTGAAAGAAAAACTCATTAGGTAATTGTTCCTTTGAAAATCTTGGGATTATTGTAATCGTTCCTTGCTGAAACGGCTTCGCCTTTTACCGTCAACGAGATCAACTCTTTAGCGTATGCAGCAGAGGTCTTTGAGTACGGTTTAAAAGCATGGAAGTAGTCACACTGACTATAAACCTCGGTAACGATGTACACGGTGTCGTTTCGCTCAATTATATCGCCCACGCCGGGAGGGTCGGTCAAATACTCCAAGATAATGTTTTCGGGGTGTTCTACCTCATTGGCAATAACGGCAAAAGTTTTACCAAATTGGCACACCGAACGACACTTCCATGACTCCATCATTCTACCACGATCATCTTTTAACCTCTTGGGAGATTCATCACCGCGAATTTGTTGCTGGGCTTTATACAGAATATCATATGTGTGTACTCGATCTTCGTCAGTAAAGGTAACTGTGAATGGTCCACCGTTTCGGGTGAAATACATGGTATACATGTAATTCTTGAACTGTGGATATATTTTACGAACCGCTAGGTCATAAACTCTAAATTGGATATCTGCGTGAAGTTTCTCAACATCCAGTTCTTCGCCGGTAATCCAGTCTTTGCGTTCGCCAGTTTTATAGTCAATGACTTCTAAAGTATCTTCGGCAGGAGCCGTAATTAAGTCAATGGTTCCGCGAATGCCAAAATCTTCAAAGAACGGTTTGCCAATTTTTAACTCAAACTGTTTCTCTGTAGAAAGCACATTCAGATTATATGGATGGTAATCTGTGTCTAGAACAGCATTAATTTGTTCTGCACAGAACCTTTTATCTGCTGGCTTGTAGTCGTGGTTGGGGTAAAGACCCGTGTAGCGTTTCCAAGCAACCTCAAGCAATCTTGCTGGGTCAAGTAACACTGGGTGTTTTTCATGGCGATTAATTCGCTTGGCTTTTGCCATTTGTTCCAACACCCAGTGGACAATCGTACCTAGATTTGCTTTTTTACCAGCAATGCTTTCAATGCCTACATCGTGGTGAAGGAAATACTTGAAAGGGCAATCTTTGTAGGTTTTGTATGAGGATGCACGCATCCAATTAATTTTCATTTTTTCTCCGAGGTCTGGTCATTAAAGCATAGCATAAAAGGCTAAAGGCTAAAATTGCAATCGCATAGGGTACAAGAAAGGCACAAATAATAATTGTTAGAACAGTATTCACTTTGTGTCTTTCTGAATTCTGTCTTCTTTTTCATACCAAGGTTTTCGTTCGCCAAAAACCTTGTCATAGTTTTCTCTATACTTGATCTCGTCAGTAGGACGGCGTTTAGAACCTTTTCCTCCGGAAGGATTATGGTACTTATCATCTTTTTGCATAAATTATCTCCCTGAAAGGGTCATACTTTTGCTTCCCTATCCGCTTCGCGGTTTTGATCGCGAGGAACCCAGTTGAGTTCTACAGAGTTGAATTGTTTGATTAGTCCACGGGTAACATAAAAGAGTGGGCGGGCATTGTTGTCCCTTACCTTGTAGGTACCATTTAACTGGTAAATCGCCGTTTGGGAATCGCCAAATACCTTAACTTCTGTAGCACCTAGTTTTAGACATCTGGTAAGTCCGGTAACTAGACCCATGTATTCGGCTACAATGTTTGTAGAGCCTTTTTCAAGGAATTTGTCGCCACCCTTGTCAATGATTACATCGTTTTCGTCTTTTACAATGTATCCGTAGGATACAGTATTGGCAGTAAATCCGCCGTCAAAATAGAGTTTACAGATCACGCAAAATATCTTTCGGAAGTGGAGTTTCAATAAATGTAGAGTTTTTGGCTAAAGAAGCGTATTCTTCATACCATGATGGGCCAATTACAAACGTAAAGTCTGATTGCTTAGCAATCAATTTCATTGCTTTGTCCATCTTTTTCGGAGTATACTTGCCAGCATTAGCAATTATAAGGCCACTGCAAGTTTCGTTAATTCGGAGAAGTTGCTCGTAGCTAGTAGGAATCTTTTTAAAGTCTTTTCTAGAAGGCTTAAAAGACTGTACCCGAGTAACCGGAACGTGCTGGCTCATTGATAGATTGGCAATTGACTGACTTAACGGATAAAAAGTATCTAAGTATACTTGATTATCATCATTAAGTTCTTTGGTCATTTCCAAGAAAGAAACAAAAACTGATCTAATTTCCGGCAGTTGATTTTCTAAACCATGTCCACCGGTATATATAGATGGTGGAGAAATAACGCCTATTTTATACATTGTGCATATCCAAAAGACCGTGAGGGATAGCCTCTCTTTGGCCTGATTGCGTAACTCGAATAAACTTTGCTTTTTCTGATAGTTGTTTCAAAGTGCGTACCCCAGAATATGTCATTCCAGAGCGAATGCCTCCCGCCAATTCTTCAAGAATAGGCTTTACGCTGCCTCTGTCTTTTCTATACACATGAACGCCTTCGGCAGCAACCTTTTTACCGAGTTCTTGATTTACCATAGCAGAGGACATACCGCGATAAATACGATTCCCTTCGGGAGTCAGTTCTGTTGGGGTTTCCGTGGTACACGAAATAATGCTACCAACCATAACGCAGTCGGCTCCCGCAGCTAGGGCTTTAACAATGTCTCCGCTGTTACGAATCCCGCCGTCTGCGATGAGAGACACGTTAGAACGCATCTTATTGATCGCTTCCCGAATCTTAATTATCGCTGTTAATTGCGGAACACCGTGACCTGTTACTATCCGTGTGGAGCACGCCGAACCTCCGCCAACGCCCGCACATATGGAGTCTACTTGACCATTAAATGCCAGTTCAACGGCACCTTCTGGTGTTGCTACGTTGCCACCTATAATTTCAATTTGGTCTTTAAAAACTTCACGAAGCCGACGACATTGCTGAATGCATTGTTTAGTATGTCCGTGAGCAACGTCAACTTTAACAATTGCTCCTTGCGGGGCAACTTCAAGAACCTTTTGAATAACAGTAATTTCTTCTGGCGAAATGCCGACACTAAAAGCGGGCTTACAACCTAAAGCAGCAATTCGCTGGATATCGGCCATGAACCGGTTGAAGCCTTCTGTACCGTACTTGCTTGCATAGAAACGGTGTAAAATACCGTAACCACCATGATTAAACATGGTAGTAAACATTTGACCTTCGGTTACGGTGTCCATGTTGGAAGAAACGATTGGCAAAGTCATTGCGGTACGAGAGGTCAATTGACAGGCCATTGAAATCGACGGATCGTTTCTTGATGGAATATTTGAATATTGCGGAATAATGTGAACATCGTCAAATGTCAAATATTCGCTTGGTGTATATTGAACATCATTAGCATCTACAAAAATCAATCAGGTAGCCTTTCTTGAAATGTTTTGCACTTTGAGCAAAGCAATTTGATTCTTATTTTCTTCTGACATATTAGTATTGTCTATTTCAATGTAGTTACGATGTTGGTGAAAATCATAATTGTCTAAAGAGGTTTCACTAATATGAGACATGTTGGTAATATTTCGAGTCAGACGCACTATTATAACATTATCTTCGCCGTATTCTTTAATAAAGTATTGAATTTCGTTAGGAAACCGCACATCCGCAATGATTGCGTGTGATAACGGGATGTTGGCTTCGGATTCTCTCTCAAAACATTCGGCGTTAATGTCGGCGATTGTTGCCCTGCACCAAACGTCATTGTCAATACGCCTCATGACTTCTGTACCGAAATATTGCAATAAAGCTCGAACAGAGACTTGGCGTTCTGGGTCGATTTCGGATTCGTTGTGAAACACAACTGGCAAGTTCTTGTACTTAATATGGGTTAATTGGTTTTTGTCTTCGTTGGTACCATACATTAACTTACTAGGAATACCAAAGAATCTTTGGCATGCCTCTTTAAGGGAATCGGCCAAATTGAACGTATAAGCAGACCCAGTTTGACTATCGCCTCGCAAATGAGTCTGTAGGTAGGTGGCTAGACTACTTTTGCCTGCTTGGGCTTTGCCGGTGATTAATATAATCTTCATATTTCTCCAAAAGTAATAAATCCAGTTTGTTTATGAGATTTTATGCTCTCTATTCTTTTTGATGCTGACGCAAGTTCCTTGCGTGCATCTGTTTGATTTGCAAGTGGGTTTACCCACTTTTTCTTTTCCATTATTTCAAAGACTTCTTCAATTGAAAGGGGTTTAAAGTTGTGGCAATCCACTCCTACATCAAATGAATAACTGTGTGGATCATCGGGCAATTGTCCGTGGCTATGGCCATACAGGTGGAAAGAGCCTCTATGGGATTGATTCCAAGTACGCATTGCATAATGGCACATAACGATGGTCCGTTGGGCGTGGCGAATTTCTTTTAAATAATCGCCACTCACAAAATGTGGTTTTAGCTTATCCAGAATTGGTTCATCGTGGTTGCCAATTACCAAGTGTAAATTTTTACAGTTGATTTTTCTACGGAAATTGGTGATTTGTTCTTCACTTCCGCCCCACCACACAAAGTCTCCAATGACATACATGGTGTCATTTGGTTTAACCACCCTGTTGATATTTTGTATCATTGCATCATTCATGTCTTCGATGGAGTCGAAGGGCCGATTGCAATGCTTAATTATGTTAGCGTGATGCCCGTGTAAATCGCTAGAAAAATAGATCATTTTTTAGTTTCCGTCCTGCATTTGTGCCATTCGTTCTTATCGTAAAGCCACCAGTTGCCATTGGCATTTTGTTTCCATGTCAACCCTTTGGTTTTGCATTTTTTGCAAGTAAATGTTTTAGGAAGATGATGACGATGTAATGCTTCGCCAATGTCTATCCCGTACATACCGTTGAAATAGTCTGACATTTCGCCCATTTATGTCCCTCGTAGGATTTCCTTAATTTCGCTGATCGAAAGATCAGCGGGATCCTTTAATAGTTTATCCGTCACATTTGTGGTGTTAAAAAAAATTTGAAATTTTTCCGTCAAATGTCTGGCAGCCTTTGTGCCAGCCAAGTCCGGGTCCAACATAAACGTAACTTTTTCGACACCCATCGACAACAGCAGGTGTTGCTGCTCTGTTGCCATATCAATTCCAAACATGCTCACGCAGTTGGTATAACCCAACTCATGCATGTGAACAGCATCCAAAAACCCCTCCACAAGGATAACTGACTTAGTATCTATAATGCTTTGTTTAGCGTGATTAATTCCAAAGAAGGTGGTTTTGAACTTATTTCGTAGGGGTGAAGTTAACCACTTGGGTTCCATTCCATTGATGGATCTTCCCGCAAAACCCAATAACTGATCGTTGTGATTAATTATCGGTAAGCAAGCTCTGTTGTACAGTGTTTTGCCGGGTGTTAGACAATCAAACATGAGCCATTGCTGGATGGCTTCTTGGGAAATGCCCCGTGATTCAAAATACGCCGAGCGTGGTTGAATTCTATTAAGAATACTGTAGTCATAAACAATTAGTTCTTCGGCTGGGCGTTGCTTATTTTTTCGTAGAAATTTGTGTAAGTCTACTTGTTCTTTACTAATCGTACCGATTTTTTCGCCGGTAACTTCTTCGACAAAGTCAATGACACCTTTCCAATCACAGCCTTTTACGCCTTTGATGAGGCCCAAAATGGTTTTAGTGTACTTTTCGTGACACTTACCAGTAAAGCACAGCCATGTTTTACGTTTGTCATCCCAAGAAAAAGCCCGTGAGTTATCGCCTCCGTGAATGGGACATTCGCACTTGACATCTCCGTATACATCTGTTTCAAACCCTAACTCTTCGAGAATTTTATCTGAATAATTGTTAGCCAACTCTCTGGCTTTATCAAAGTCCAGAAGATCTTGATTCGTCTTCGTTGTTGAATTCTGGTATTCCATTGAGGTCATCATCTAGAATGTCTGTATCTTGCGGTCTTGCAAAGAAATCGTCTCCGGCTTTAGCAGGATCAGTAGTTTTACCCTTTTTCTTGTCTACAGGGTTTGTAGTAGAAACTGTAACCGGCCCACCGCCACTAAATGATATCGTACTTAATGGTCCTTCTTTGAGAGTTACGCGTGACTTGTCAAACTTAAGATTGATGTATTCTCCCGGATCATTCTGACCGAAGCGTGACAGAATAACGATAAGTTTGTGAGTATGATCGTTAAGTCCGTCAGCAGCATAGTCTTCTGACTCTTTTCTACGAAGAATGGTGAGGCTAGAGCAGAACCACGCTATTTTATCCGCACCGGCGAGGGCAGACTCAGTAGAGTTATTGATTCCGTCACGGTTTAATTGTGCAAGAGACAGGATGGGTACGGCAAATTGACCAGAGAAATTTTGCAAATCTGTCATGACTTGACCAAGTAGTTGATCTTCGCGAAGATTTCCCATTTCCTTTGTATCCATCATTTTTAAATAGTCTAAAATGATGAGACAGGGCTTGGCTTTACCGTCTGCTTCAAATCCCACTTTTTGGAAAAGCCACTGACGCATTGTGCGAATCCATTCGGTGTGACGTTTACCCTTTACGTTCAAATATGTAAGTTTATTCTTTTCTTCTAGAATTTTTACAGCTTTTTCTACTCGTTCTCTTGTTACGTCATTTTTGGCAAATGCACCAGTTTCAATTTCATCAATGGTTACTTGACTCAAGTGGGCACACAAACGAGTGACGGTAGTTTTTTCATCCAGTTCTGTGTCTAAATATAAAACGGGAACATCTTGTTGAGTAACTTGGCCAGCAATAAACATACTTACCATTGACTTACCCATCTTGGCACGGGCTGCAATAACGTGGACACCCGGACGAAATCCCCTGCCGATCTTGCGATCATAAATTGGCAATCCTGACGGGATTCCGGCATGACTTTGTTTCTGTTCGGCAAATTCTGCAATAATAGATCTTGCAATTTTTCCGATTTCAACCGAATCGTTTTGTCCAGTTAAATTACTGTGAAGCAAAAGAATAGGCTCTTCAATTTTATTGAGAGTTTCCGCAATTGGTCTATCAATATCAGCATTCTCGACAGCATCGCCCGCATGGAGCAGTGCCATCTTTGCTTCTCGTAGAATTTTGGCTCTGCCAACTCGCTTTGCGTGATGGTAGATTTCTTGCAAAGAAACCTTTTGAATTTCCAAGGTTTGCAGATATTCTTCAAGATCAATCTTAAATTCAAAAGAGTGCTTGTTTAAATAAGCAATAATGGAAGCCAGTCCCGGCTTCTCAATCTTGTCATTAATGATTAAATCATTGATGGACTTAAATATTGCTTGGTTTTCAATAGTAACAAAACTATCAACACTAACGTATGCTAGGATTTCAAAAAGAACCTTATCCCCGTGTTGTAACAAACCCGTCAAAACGATACGTTCACTGGCAGGAACACTGGTGTTACCGGGCTTTAACGGTACAGAATCAATTGAGTTGGTGTCAATCCTTGGTTTTCGACTCATACTTATCCTTTATTGATTTTGCTGCAATGCGGGCACTTGTACTCTTGTACCGATTTGCCATCTGATTCAAAACCCGTCTTTTGTAGACACATTCTCTTCGGGAACTCTTTACCGCAAGAATTGCATTCCATTGTCCATTCGGCAGGATCTCTTGCCATTTTTTCTTGGCTAACATTGGCATTAGCTTGCTTTTTCTTACTAGAAAGAACATCTATGCTAATGACTTGCATTTCCTTATTAAAATCTAATTTGTCACCAGAAATCTTGGGAATTGCACGAAGTGGTTTTGCTTTGGTATCTTCAATTTCCTTTTTGGAAACCACCACTTCTGGGGATTCTTCCTCCGCGTTTTGTGGTTTCTTTTTACGTCCCCTCTTTGCGGGAGTAACCGGAGTTTCCTCCACCGCCTCCACGGGGTCACGGGGTGTCCCCGTATAACGGGCTACGATTTGTTCTATGAGGTCTTCGTAGCCAGAGGGGGTGGAAGCAGGGGGTGTGATAGAAACGCCCGTAAGCCCTTTATAGGCTTGGGAAACCAACTGCCAGTTTCCGGTTTCTAGTCCCTCCCGCAGCGAGTCAATTGGAGAATTTTGCTTGCTTTTTGACATATATGAATTTTTCTATTGATTTGACAAGGCTTTCTAGTTGACTTGTCCAGTTGTCTAAAGTATCGTGCTGGCCGTGTAATTCTGTTAATTTAACGTCTATTTCCCCCGCACGCGGGTTTTGGGCACAAACCAGTCTCTCGGCAGTTTTACCATACAAAGTTCTCAATGATGGGTCATTGGCCATATCTGTACCGACAATAGTATCTAGTTGTTTTTGGTAAAACCGAATGTTTCTCATTAAATTTGCTTTTTTGCTATTTAAGAAAACATTGTAATAAGTCAATTTAATCGCCCATTCTGATAATTCCACTGGATCTTTATCGTAGTAATTAGTAAGATTACCCAACTCATCAAGGATACCCTGAATATCCAAATTAGCAAACTTGGGCAAATTTACCGACGCTTGAAAATCAGTAATGGTTTTAGTAAAACCAGCAGTGTCAAAATTATCCCTCATTTAGGTATGCCCTCAATTCTTCCGGAGTATCTATTGTTTTCAATTCTATGTTGTTTTTACGACACCATTCTCGCTTACGAGAATCTCGTTCTTTGGCGTTCTTAAATTCTTTTTCGTTCTTGTAAAAGAACGAGTTGTATTTGTAGTGCTGCTCACCTTGGACTTCAAAAGCACGCTTTCGGCTAGGAATGTAGAAATCTAAGTAAAACCCTTCTGGGGTAGGAAAATCTTCCAAAATGAGAACACTTGGAAAATATTCTTTAAGAACCTGTCCGCAATTAAATTGCAGTTTAGAACGACACTGCTCCGCAGATTTAATTGGATAGTCACTTGGCTCAAATGTAACTGTTACATCTTTGCCTGCTAAGGTTAGGAATTTTTGTCTCATTGCTCGTTTCTAACCCTTTCTGTTTTGTCTTCATAAATGACAAATACAAAGTGTGCGATAGCACATGCTCGTGGCACACACTCTGTTTTAATGTTATTCTTTTTGCAAAGGTCTACCATTGCTTTTTCATATTTGCGAGTGTTTACGTCATAGTAGTACGTATCCACTTTTTTATCAATAAACTTGTCAATAATTTCTTGTAGTCTAGCAGTCTTAGGATTGTCTGACAAGATCGCGAATTTCATCGCTCACCTTATTTCTTTGTAGTAATTAGTAACTCTCTTAGTTCATTTTCTAAAATCTTTGCTTCATCGGGATTGGCTTTTAGCCATTCAATCATGGTGTCTTTGCCATGTTGTTTAATTTCTTCACCTTTTGAATTAGTAAATACATACCAAGAACCGACTTTAGCAATTTTACCAGCATCCTCCGCCACATTAAACAAGTCTGTTTCTAAAGAAACACCAAAACCGTATCTAATAGGAATTACAAATTCCTTGTTTGGGGCACCTAAACCACACTTGATAATTCTAAAAGTAGTGTCTTGACCAATCTTTGGTTCACCTTGTTCAGGATAAGGCTTTGCCGTTGAATAAGAAACAATGCTTGTGGTGGCAAAGTATTGCGGAGCATTACCACCAAAGGTTGTTGGTTTGCCACCATAACCACCAATCTTGGCCTGCTGGTGACTGACACACATCAAGATGTTGCCGTTAACTACAAGCTGCTGTGCCATTCCACGAAGTACTTTATACAGAAGTTTCTGCACATTACCCAGCTTGCTGGGATCACTGACTTCCGCCATTTGATCGCTTTCGGGCGAAAGAGCAGCAATAGAGTCCACAATAATGATTGTCCGCTTTTGTTCCTGCATCAAACGAATGATGATTTCAAGGAATTTCTCGGCTGTCAACACGTTACCTTCTGTAGAACGAATGACTTCTAGTTTTGGTCCCAAACCATTCTTTTCATCTTCGTCCGTCAATGACATTGAAGGAATGGTTTTAAGCAAAGCACTTTGAAGTCGAGCTTCAACGTCAGCATAATATGCTTTAAAGCCCTGTTTTTGGGCTTGGGCAACGATAGAGAGTAAGAGGGTGGTTTTACCGGTGCCGGGACCGCTTGTAATCAATACATTACTCCCGATGGGAATGCCACCGTTGGTAGCAATGTCAAACGATAGGATGGAGGTTAACGTGCCATGTTCATTGCTTACCATGGTGTCAACATCCATGATTACATCGCCAAACTTTTTGACCAAGTCCTTAGTCAAGAGACTGTTTGCAACAGCCTGAACGTTTTCTGTTTTTTCTACTTTTTCTCTTTTAGCCATTTTATAATTCCGAAATTCTGTTTTTCTTAGTAATGTTAGTGATACCGGTGAACTTCGTCTCCTCGGGAGATAATATCATCTGTTTAGGCTCCCGAAGCAAATATTCCGCATGTCGGCGGGCCAACTCTTGGTCGATCTTGCTTCGGGTTTCTTTACGAAGTAACTGGTAGCCCGGCA